AACTAAATTCATCGATTACTTCAAATTCCAATAACTCTTTTTTGAAATAGCTAAATGTCCCTTTCCGTTATCATACCTGTTAAGAATGGGGCATCCACTTTGCCAAGATGCCTGAAATCTATCCGCGTATAATCGACAAAACGAAATGTACAGCTTTTTAAAACGAAACGTCCATTTTCATCGCACATAAATGATTTTGGAATATGATGTGTCTATGTCTTTAACAAGCATCAGTCTGTAAAGGTTTGATTTCTGGTCTATTAGGATCGTACCTTTCATGCCATTCTGGTATTCACAATGCCAGGTGCCGTCTTTGTAGTATTGAATATAAATCGTATCGGCGTCGGTATCGTATTGAACGGTAATTTTATCAAGCGCTCTCGTTGCAGGATATGGTGTGTTGCAGGAGGACAAATAAAGTATTGAGATTGCAACGAAAACAAAGAGTGCGGTAAAGAATGATATGAGTTGAAGATAAATTCTCACTTAAAAATCATTTTACCTTTTAAAATTAAGAACTGCCTGATAATCACAGGAACAATCGATGGGATAAACGTCCTGTAAGCTCCAACTCCATACGCACCATTTCTTGAATTCTTATCTAAATCGTCTAAAAATATTGCACTCTGATTATATCCTGTTTTGTTGAATGCCTGAGATGAAGATTGTAAATGATAATCACCGCCACCAACAAAGTTTGCCGCTGCTACTGTTGAGAAGATGGCATTGTTTGTCGTATCAACGTAAGAAGGTAATATTGATGATCCGAACACGACTGGTGTATTTACCGCCCCTGCGATGATGTTATTATTGAATTTGTTTCCTGGTGCGACCGTTCCTCCTGAATTATCAAAGATAGCTCCATATCTTGCCGGATGGACAATCGTATTATTAAGAATATAATATTTCTGATTGAGGTACTTATTTACATTCGGTCTGTCATCAACATTAATTCCATCCCATCCTGAATTGATAACGAGGTTATTGTAAATCAAAGTAGGAGGTACTCCATTGTTATAACCCATCAGATGTATTCCTGTTGAGTTCCCCGAATCAATGATGTTACGGTAGAAAACACCATAAGACTTACCACCCAAAACGAAACCGTCCATCTGGGAAGAAGTATTCTCAATACCATAGTTTTTGATGAAATTATCATGTACCACAAAAGATTTAGCTGCTGAAATCTGCATCCCATCCCATTGAGTATTCATTGCGATATTGTTGTAGAAGTTGAGAGTGTCTATTTGCACCCCATCAACATTTATCGTAATAGTATCTCCGGCAGTTGTTACGGTCTTCACAGGATTGTTGTCGTCTGTCTGACCAATGTAATATCCTTCACTGCCTGTATTCGTCATCTTAGTATCTCTTACGACTACATCATGAATCGTTCCGTATGGTGCCCAAGTTAGGGAATCAAAATCCGAAGGGGTTGTCTTAATCTGTAGTCCCCATGCAGTTGTAGAATCACCCCAAACATTATTTATCTTAATTCCTGTCAGATGACCATTAAAGCTAAATGGAGCCTTCGTAAGTGTTCCGTTCCATGCCTTCGTTTGAATACCATAAAATACGTTAGGATCACCGCTTCCATCCACCGTTACCCATGAGGAATTAACCACACGAAACATATAGGTAAAGCCGGAAGATATTGTCACAAGCCCACCGCAATTTTTTATGATAATAGGATTCTCCCTTGTACCCTTTAATCCGTCAAAGTTGAGGTGGTTAAACCTTCCCGCTTTGAGGCAGATAACCGATCCTGGAGCGACGGTTGCGGCTTTAGATTTCCAGTAGGTTGCACTGTCAGGAGTAGCTGGATCAAGAGTATAGGTGCAGCCACAACTACCAGTATCAGCGTTAACGATAACCTGAATATCATCTGAGGTAGATTGACCATCACTTTGAGTAGCAGTAAGCCTAAAGACGTTAGTACCATTTGATAAGTTTGTTATTGTTGTAGATAGATTACTCGGAGAAGTTATTGTAGCTGCTGTACCAGAAATTTGCGTCCACAAAGTAGAAGTGATTGTGGCTCCACTTCCTGCCGTTGCTGTTCCTGTCACCGTTGTGGCCGTTAGTGTTATATTCTGGTCTGTACCTGCATTAACAGTTGGTGCCGGTGATGAAGGAATAGTCACCTGTACATCGTCAAATGCAGTTTTAGAATCTGATTGGGTTACTGTCATCCTGAAAACATACACTCCGGTTGTAAGTCCTGTTATGCTTGTTGTTGCTGATGTTGAAGAAACTATTGTTGCAGACGAACCCGAAACCTGTGTCCAGGAATAGCCCGTTATTGTCGTACCTGAATATGGTGTTGCAGTGGCTGTTAAACTTGTAGAAGTAGCACTCGCTGAAAGTGTTTGATCTGTTCCTGCATTAACTGTCGGTGGCTGTGGCGTTGGAGCCTGTGGAGTTCGTGATTTTGTGAGCATCCAGGAATAAATGCTCATGGCATTACCTCCCCAGATCGTACTTGTATATGACGGAATGTAAAAGTTAGCCCAGCAACAATGACCACCAGAGTACTGAGTGAACCTTGTATAGCCTGCAACATCGTTATTCATTTCATCCATCAAATCCTTTGTGTTTTTCCCATGTACATCGGCACCAGAGGCATCTCCAAAGCCCCATGCAGGAATGCTATCGTGCATGATGCTGTCTGCCATCCATTGATATGAAGTACCATAGGCTTCACTCATAGGAACCCATGCTGCCGGAAGGTATGGTTTATCTGCTTTCGTTACATCGTGAGTGCCTATCAAATAACCAACTTCTGCACTACCACCAGCGGATAGCCCTGTAAAGTAAATCCTGTTTGTATCAACCGAATAATTTGCAGCCATGTATTTGAGGAAGTATTTTATATCCGTCGCTTTAAACCATCCAGAGCCGGTTGCCTGTGGAGAAATAATAATGAATGACGTAGAATCTAACGTAACTGGATTATACGCTTTCCCATTCCATCCTTGCTCACGGAAATAAGAGGGACCACCCGCTGTCGTGGACGTATAAATCTTATAAAGGTCATCGCCGTTCATATAGATAGGATCGTTCCATGCGTGTGGGCTTGCCTCGCCAACCCCATGAATAAATATAAGGAGTGGATACTTTATAGATGTTGTGTATCCTTGTGGAAGTTGAAGCCACATCGGTTCTCCGTAAGAACTGAATGTCGGAACCTTTACCGCCTTCCCGACAGTCTGCGCCTGTAGAGATAATGTAGTCGCTACAAAGAAAAGGGATGTTATGATGAGTTTTTTCATTTTTAATTTGTTACCTGAATTCCTCTGAGTGTCATATATTTTTGAACAATACGATAAAGCGTTGCTCCCTGTGCTCTTGTGAGTGGTTGGTTAGAAAGCCACACAAATGATAGTTGTCGTGGACTTGCAAACGATGATGTTCCTTTGTTATTCTGAGTTCCCAGATAAACAGGAAGTGTTACTATTCCATCGTTACCAGAGGTATATGTTCCAGACTGAATTTGAGTGCCATCAATCTGTGTATAAGTATCCTGATTGGATGTTATTTTCTCGCTCCTGCTCGCAAAGAACCAACCTCTGGATGAAGATGAATTTGTTTGCGATTGACCGACTCCGGTGGTATTCATATTCATATAAGATGTTGTTCCCATCTTCGAATAAATCTGAAAGTAGTTATCTACTCCATTATTTGATAGTGCTCCTATGTCAACGTAGGTACCTGTAAAATCCGTCCTTGAATAAACACCCATTGAGCTAAGATGATTTGAAGTTACCTGAACAGACGGAATCCATCCTGTGTTACCATAATTGGAAACATTGCCAGAGGTATAGCCAGATGTAGAGTATGTTCCCGTACCTGTCCATGCTATTTTAAATGTGGATGTATCTTTCAGGTTATATGCCATGCTCGCCGATGTTCCACCCGTGAGGGGGTAAATCACCTGAGCGTAAGACCAGAGGGATGAATCCTTTAGCATCTTAATTAAAGAATCAATGTTATTTGCATCACTACCTGTTATTCCGGTCGCTGTTTTGAATGCTGTTGCATTTGTATCAACCGGTGTCGGTGCAAGTGTTACTGTCCACACTGCGGGGCCTGTATTGTTAGGTGACTTATATGTCCTCAAAAATGCTGCATCCGTCAACCCCTGACCTGTCGCATAGTTGGCAGCGTTGCCGGAAAGTAATATGCTTCTGTCTATTCTGGGTTTAGGTTGATCTTTATTAACCACAAAATCGGCAAGGATTTGATTCACATTAACGGGGTAATTTGTTTGCAGATAGCTAAGACCTTTCATCTGCACAACTGAATCAATTGTGACGGTGTTGTTGCCCGTCACAAGCAGATTCGTCAGTGAAGTAAGCCCAGCTACTGAGCCTGTTAGGGTGTTACTGCCCCCCACACCCATATACGTCAGTGAAGTAAGTCCGGCCACCGATCCGGTGACGGTGTTGTTGCCCCACACACTCAGAGCCGTCAGTGAAGTAAGTCCAGCTACTGAGCCTGTTAGGGTGTTACTGCCCTGCACACTCAGATTCGTCAGTGAAGTAAGTCCAGCCACCGATCCGGTGAGGGTGTTACTGCCCCACACACTCAGAGCCGTCAGTGAAGTAAGTCCAGCTACTGAGCCTGTTAGGGTGTTACTGCCCTGCACACTCAGAAACGTCAGTGAAGTAAGTCCGGCTACACTTCCTAAAATCTTTGTTTTACTTGATGTGAATTGAATTTTAGTCAAATTAACCAACCTGCTAACATCAAGATAGGACGTATCAAGATTATTAATATTATCATCAATCTCTGTAACATCTAAAGACGGTATCTGTAACGAAACAGTATTCGTGTAAATGATTGAATCTTTAGCCAATACATTAGCCGTGTAAGTTCGTGTTGCTGTTCCTGTGCTTACCCATGTACCACCATTCAGTGTCAGTGTGGTGGCTTTGTTGAATTTGAGCGATAGTTCACTTTTATAAGTGCCTCCATAATTCAGTGTCAGTATTGACGTGTCAGGCACTCCGTGTATTGAACTTGCCACCACACCCGGAATCATTTGTCCATCTGCAACTCCAATTCCAAAGAGAAAAAAAATAGGAAGGCATAGAAATGCCCTCCGTATCATTCCTATCACCGTAAAACTGCACCTTATGGAAAAAACTATCTTCACTATCTTTTTAATTTGATATATCTCCAAACAATAACCATGTATCAGTAGCCATCTTCACGAGGGTAACCGTACTGAACTGAACCCTTGTCTTCTTCTTCCCGTCTGCACTATTTATCGTTACTCCTGCTGCTCCTGCAATCGTCACCTGTGCCGTACTTGCCTGCATAATATTGATTTGTGTTCCTATCGGATAAGCAACTGTAGCATTTGTAGGAACAGTTACTGTCGTTGCTGCTGACGATCCTTCTCGCAACATTCCATTAGCATCCGAAAGAGCAAGAGTATAATTATTACTTTGATTCGTTATTGCTATTAGTTTATCCTGCTTACCATTTAAGGAGGCGAGCATCGTAGGTGTCATTGTACCTGTTTGAATTGCAGTTACCGAATCTGTAAACTTAGGTCTATCGTTAACTCCTATCTTGTATTGGAAGTCTGAAAATGTATTACTCTTGATTATACCTGTTGGATCGACTTGTAGAATCTTATCTAGAGCAGCACCATCATCGGCTGCGGACTTTAGTGTTACACTTCCATTAAATATCTTATTCCCTGCAATAGTTTGCGTGTCAGAACTTAATAATCCTGCTTTCAGCGTTGTTGCAGCAGTGAGAGTGAATCCTGTTCCGTTGCTGTTTGTAATAAGTTGCGTCGTTGTTGTTGCAGTGCCAAGAGCAAGATTAGTCACTCCTCCAGTACCGCCAGAGTATTGAGGTATATTCAGCGTACTTCCTGTCAGTGTAGCTGCTCCAGATGTTCCATTCGTGGTAAGTAATATCTGATTCTGCTTCCCGTTAAATGTACTCCAATCCTCCTTTAGTAATGCACCGTCCTTAGTTGCAGATGCTGTATCAACATAGAGTGTCTGTTTATTAGTTGACTGATTTAAAACAATGTGCAAAGGAGTATTTGCCGTAACCGTATCGGTCGTTTGTGAATTTATTTTATTCCACAAAGGAGAAAGCATAGCAGATGTATCCGTGTAGTTCATCTTTGCAGATATACCAAGATGAGTAATCACTTCCGATTGTGTGTTCCTGAAAACATCATTGTTTACATCAATTCTTAGAAAATCTTGGCCGGAAACTCCAGATTTTAATTTAGGTAAGTTAAGAGTTCCAGAAGTATCGACTGAAATTAATCTCGTTGCAACTCCGTTTGAATCAACTGACATTGCTCTTATACCTGTGGTTGGAGACGCCTCAATCGTTGCACCGTGTCCACCATAAGCAAACTTAATAGGAACTATGTAAGTGTTCGTTGTAGGATCATGATAGGCATTTGCTCCTATACCAAAGATACTATTTGTAGGATCAGAAAATAAACTAAAACTTTCAAATGTTCCATTTCCAAGACTAACTCTATTCAACCCGTGAATATTATTAAAATAGATCATTGAAGCTGAAAAGGTCTTAGTTCCTGCTACAGTCTGTGTTCCTGTTGTATTTACAGCATCCGTGATTCCATATCCTGAGAGTGTAGTCGGCTTACCAGTAATATTACCCCATGAAGGAGTATAGGATGCAGAAAGCCATTTTCCAGTTGTGTCAACCTTCCTCAGATACTTTGAAAGCATTGTAGATGTATCAGAGATGTTTAGCTTTAAAGTCAGATTCGGGGTATTATAAAGATTGTTGTAATTGAAAGCATCACCAGAGATGTTGGTTGGGTCATAAACGGACTTGAACATATCGCCGCCACTCCCTGCAATAGCTCTCAATGCACTTGCCGTATCATTTAATGCCAATTGCGTCGCATACGTTGAATTATCATAAGTGATAGTGCTTCCGTTTGCCTTCACGAATCCTGTGCCATTGAGTTGGTCTTGCTTGTTAGTCCATAGGTTGATTTGTTCGTTCGAAACTGGTGATAATAATGTGCCATTCAAATAGAACTGCTTTGCGTAAATATTATTCCATTGCAGCGACGAGGAACCTATATCAAATTTATTAGTGGTACCCGGGATTATTTCCATCCTGGAGGTAAACCTGAGCATGCTATCATATGCAGTTCGCATCGAAAACCGGCCATATTCTGTATCACTATTATAGAATATAATTGACTTGCTACCATCCATCGGCCTGCCACCCGTTGTCTTCACAACCATGCCAAAACCACTACCGCCTATGTATGCTCTGTTTCCATTTAACCCAAGTCCTGTTGTGCTGTAAAAATCATCGTGCCCGGCTCGTAAGTTTGATCCATCCCATAGTAATCCTGCTGCATCCCATGTCAATATGCCGTTTGCGTCTGAAAATGGTATTGAGCCTGATGGTAATTTCCCGATTGACTTCATGTAGCTCTGTGCTTTAATCCAAGCTGTATTTGCTGCATTCGCCGAGCTATCTGCTTGAGTGCGCGTCGGCACTTTTAGCGAATCTGCAAATGTCTTCGTTCCTGCTATTGTTTCATCGCCGGTTTTATGAACTACATCCGAATTATTCGCTTTCATATTATTTTGATACACAGTTGCAAAAATAGAGCTATCCCGTTTTTTCAGATATAAAACAGTATCGCCAAGGTTGATGATGTTGTTTTGTTTCAGAGCAAACAATGAATCAACACCAGATATCTGGGTATGATCGTAATCGCCGTCTTGCGCGACCACATTGCCTGATCGTCCGAATACACTCGGTACATTATTCGGGAATAACAACAGTACCCAATTTGACAGTGTGCTCGCCGGTGTAACCTGTAAAATAAAACTTGCAGATGAATCAGTCCTCACAGCGACATCGCCCACGTTAGCGCTGAGCGCAAGCATCTCCGATTGCGAACTCACCACATAAGTTTTTCCGGTCGCAATTGTCATTTGTGATAGTTTGTTGGCCACAAACCCTTTCACCGCCCACGACGTCGGTAAACTCAGCGAATCAGCCGCTGCAAACGTGCTGTCGTTGTACAGTTTCGTTACTGATCTGTCACCGAGCGTGAGTTTTGTTTTTATCCTGAACTGATCAACATTGCCAACTTGTGCCTTTGAACAATATGCAAGCAGGATTAATATCGCTGTTAAAATGTGTTTCATAACTTTTTAAATCGTTTTTAAAAATCCGCCCCGTAGAAACGGGACGGTTCATCAACAACTGCTCAACGAAAACAACCTATTGCTTAAATTTATGCTGATAATACCATTGAAGCAGATATACTGCATCACCCCAGTTTAGTTTACCATCCGCCGCAACCTGTGCTACAATGATGCTGAGATCATGTAGAAATGCGTTGCTGTAATCACCGTCAAGTTGCTGAATTACCTTCACCGCTTGTCTCATAATATCCGCGGGATCTGTCAGTCCAAGTGTCTCATCAACGAGCCGGAGTTGCACAACGATCTTTGGCAATTGCTCCCTGATCTTATTTTTAATGAAATCATCAACCGTCCCCGGAATCAATGCGGTCAGGATATCTGCTGCAATTGGACTGTTAGTATCAAACTTTTTAATTGCCTCCGTAACGGTGACGCCAATATGAATTGCTTTCTTGAGCTCAGGCATCAGGCCGGTGAAGAATCGTTTGATTGAATTGTAAATTTTTTGCAAAAATGTTTTTACGCTCATGTTTTTTAATTAATTGTTTTAAATGAATTATTGTCTTGTAGTTGATCTCAATTTTTGTGTTAGCGTGTGAATTTCCCTTTTGAGCGTTTCATTTTCCCGTCTCAGTTCTGATATCTGATTACTCAACCTGCTGCATTTTTCAGAGAGTTCATCCAGTTCTCTTTTCAAATCTTCGTGAACACGGTCATATATGTCAAGTGTATTTTGTAAATTTTCAAGGCGTTTACCTTCCAAATCCGCTTTCTTCTTTTTTCGCCCACTGAGCCACCCCAGCAAAAATGTAATTCCGCCACTTCCTATCAGTGCGATGATCAGATCTCTCATGTCAGTTTTATTTTTCTTTTAATGAATATGATTTTTGTACCGGCCGACAGACCGCTGAAGTAAATTGTTTTGCTTGCCAACGCAAACAGGTTTATAACACACACCTGACCGTCAGTTGTTACATTAAATGCATTCAATACTTCGTCGCCACCTGCCGTCAGGCCTATATTTACCACAAGATTCACAACAGGAACAATGATTAATTTTTCAAGCATATATTCGCTTGGTATAACATATTCTCCATCAGCATTGAACAATACCAGCTCGCCTCCAATAAAAGAATCAAGTGAGGCTTGCTCTGCCTTAGCCGCAAGAATGGAGATAAGTCCTTCTATATCCTCTTTTTTTATAGCATCATCTTTAAAGCGCAGATAGCTGAAGAGCGTCCAGAATTGTGCTTGTGTTGGCTTATCGCCTGTTTCAAACCACGGTTTAACTGTATCTATATATGCCATCTTCTGCTATAATTTAATTATCAGTGCAAGCGTATAAAAGGGTGGTCGGTTCTCGTGAGGCTGACTTCCACCGCTATCTTTTGTTTTCGCTGTACCTTGCAAAACACCCGTTCCCGGGTCTCCATAAAACCACTTACCCTTTTGGTAAGACCGCGAATCATCCTGTGATTGATAATCATCAACATCGTGCGAGTGCGTCGGCATCTCCGCTATTGATAATTGATGTTTCTTTTCACCACCCGTTTTACCAATCTCATTATAATCCGCATCACGATCATCGTATCCGACAATGAAGCGGCTTCTCAAATCCGGTGTGCCATTATGTCCATCGCACAGCGCCCATCCTTTTGGAATTTCACTAATCGCTCCGCTCCACATGCTGATCAATCCTTTCGGCACCACCCCGGGCTGGCGCAATTCTGCAAATGCAAATAACCCGGGTGTGCCTATCCTGGCCTCTTTTTTGAAATAAACATTGTGCGAAGTATTATCTTGAAAAAGCCGTGCTTCAGAACTTTCCACAACCACAACCTGCGCATCTGCTGACCATGGGCCGCCAATAAACGGCATCAATTCACCGTTATAGCTGATCCACCCGTTTGTAATCGTGCCGCCAATCACTTCACAACCCGTCAATATCACTTTATCGCCTGCATACGATGCAAGAGCGGCCAGTGCTCCGCGATAGCTATCCTGCATGTAACTCGTCATATACTGCGTTGCAGGAAAACCACCATTAAAACTGAAATCAATTCTTTTATTCATATCCTTTGAATTGTGTAGGTTGTTCCAAATAATTTATATGCATCAATCGCACTTCTCATCTCCGGTTCCTGAAAAACAATATCAATCGGCACCAACACAACAAAATCATTCAATGCCGTTCCCGCTTCACCATCGTTGTAGATCCAAACAGGTTGTGCTTCGGATTCCTGATATATAAATTCCGGTTTCAATTCCTCTTCCTGGTAGATAAACCACGGAAGATGCCACACCGCGTCATCTATCCTGATTCGTCGCTGCGTGAAATCATATTTGTCGTTCAGCATCATTTCCAGGTAACATACCTGGGGAGTTATCATCAACTGATATAGCTTCGCCTTCCGGTAGAATAGAAACTTATTAGCCAGGTTAATCAGCGGATACACCATTGCTTTGAGCATCACAATCCATTTCGGCTTTCGCAACGCCTTATGCAACAACCACTCGGCCTGCCGGTAAATGTTTATGTTATATGTACTCTCATTGCTCATATCACAGAATGTGGGATAAAGGTTAATGAAGCGTCTAAATCAACATCTGCAATTCTCAGATAGCCGGAATCAGGATTATATTCCACGTCAATTCCGTTGAAGTCCAATGCGCCATATCTTGCCTGCCACAAATCATCCTGCACCAGTACAACACCGTCAACCGATTGCAATTGATCTACCATTAGCATGGGCGCAAAAATGCCGTTGAAAGGAAGGTTTTTGAGATACCTCTGAAATGCAGCCTGTACAGGTCTCGGATCTATTCCATCTATCCGTCCGCCAGCGCTGTTGAGAACAAGAGGATTGTAAAAAATGCGTAAAGTGGTTTTCAGGTCATCTGCCACTCCGCTGGTGATAAGCAATTTGATTCCGGCATCTTTGATTTGTTCCATGTATTCTTCGAAAGCCGTCAATTCATCTGCGGCCAACGGTCCTAAATCGCCACCAATTATTTTTGCTATCTTAATCCGAATGCCTCTTTCTTGCTCCACCACGGCAGCGTAAGCAACAATTTTTGAAGCTGCGATCTGATCTTCACTTAATCCTGAATTATCATAACCGTCTGTTTCCGGAATCAGATTATATCCATATTGAAAGAGTTTTGCTTTCTCAGCATACCATCTTGCACTGTGAGCCTTCAATTGCAATACCCGATCATCTATTTCCGCGCGGAAAAGATCATAAATCACCTCCAACGAATGAATGATAAATGCCACCGCCCAGAATAATATTTTCCACACTGCAACACGGCTTGTGTTCGCAAACATGGCTGCGACATCGGGAAGGTTTGCGTCATTTGCCAGGCGTATTCCTTCAGCTACCGATGCATCAAATATTTCCTGTGTGCTTCTTGCCATTATTGTACTATAAAATCGTTTTCAATTCCCCAATAACCAATGCCTTCCAACGGTGCAACCGTTTCGCCGCTCACATCATTGCTGGCCGGTGCGTTGGCCGGATCGCGAAACAGATTCACGATATTTCTTCGGCTCACCTCATAATCCGGAACCAGCAAGGTTGATACGGTTGAAAGATCATCTGTAAGGCCCAACCCGTTCAAGTCCGCTATTTCCATGCTTCTGTCTGCATCGCCCAACTCCTGCACGGCGATATCCGCAATCGTTTGCCCCGCTAATATTTTTACTACTTTCATCATTCAGTTATTGATATGGTGCATCCACATAAATCTGATTATCTTTCACATCAATCGCTTTCACGTCCATGCCGTCTGCCGTAAATTGAAGACCAATTTCTCTGAGCAGATCCGAACCGTTTTCACTTTCCAAAAATTTATACACACCCACGCCGGCATCTGGAAATTGTTTTACCGAACCCTTTTCCACCACCAGCAAATCCTCCCGTTGCTGGTTATCGCTGTCGCCAATTACCACATCATTATTTTCAATTCTTAAATCTCCATCCGTATATTTCATCAAATCCCTCATGTCATTTTAATTGTTGCGCCAGATCCCACTGCCGTAACCGCCGTAGTTCCTGCCGTTAATGTCCCGGCCTGATATTTCCCATCTCCGCTCTTAACATATTTGTCAATTGCGTCAGCCATTTTTTGTGCCACCCGCTGCCGGCTATCCTCCGGATGATCTTCCTGCAAAGCCTCATAATCAAACATGGCTTTCAAATCATTGATCAATGTCGTTTTATCCAATGCCATTTAAACCGTTTTTAAAAGCTGGTTAAATCTTGTTTTCAAAGCATCAAACTGGGCTGCATTCACCAGGTTAATGGTCACTCCCGTATTCGTTGTAAACTTCATTGCAATAATTGCGTCCATTGTATCGTTCATTATTTTTTGCAAATCATCATTTCCGCTTTTCACCAGGTATTTTCCATCGCTCATTTCAAAAATCATTGTCCCATTTGTTATTCTAACCTTATTCGCATCATCAACCGCCAATAACATCCAGTCATCCTCATTTTCTACCCGGGCACATAAAGCCCAGCTTCCTACCTTTGGAACAATAATCACATTTTGTTTCCCATTCAATACCGGACAAAGACGTACATCATATATTTCCAAACCGTCAGCAATCACATCACAAGTCAATGCATTTTCGTCCACACCGGTAACCTGGGCCAATAGGGTAGGCATTGGCGCATGTTCACCTCCCATTTCCCTGATCCTATCTCTTATTTGCTGACTTTTATCCATTTAACACATTCCCGATTTTTATTCTTTGTCTGCCGCCGCGCGTATCAAAACTGCCGTCAACTGCTTCAATGAAATAAGTGCCGTTACGCTCGGGATAACGATTATCTTCTATCACCGCCGCCATACCAGGTTCTGCATACGGAATCATAAATGCGGTGATGCTTCCTTCATATCCCATATTCGTCAGCGTCTTTTTATAATCAGCGGCAATCTGATTCATGAATTTTTCTTCAAACAATACCCGTATCTTTTTTAATTTTGTATCCGTGTATTTTGAATCCTTCACCGCTTGTCTGACACTTCCATCTTTTTCCTTTCCCTGAAGTACGATCCGCACGTCGGAAAATTCCCTTTCAGAAAATTTCAGTTCATTATCTTTTACCACATTCCAGCCCAATCGAAACCGAACACGGTTTTTTACTTCTGTTTCCCTCAACCCGACATATAGCACATTCCAATTAAAGTATATCGTAAGCAACATTTTATCCTTTATCAGATCCATGGCCTGAATACCGCTTGCGTTCTGAAAATATACCGGGCTTTCAACCGTTACATCAGGTATCTGATCGCTCAGTTTTATATCCGTGCCCGCAATCAGAAATGCAATGATTTCCTTCAATTTTGTTCCTTTCCGGAAGCTGGCGGTAATGCCAAGTTTTTTCCGCATCTGATAAGCATATCCTTCACATTCCAACTGTACCGGAACCGTGTAATTAATTCGTTTAATAAAACCAACGAAACGAACAGGAAGATTACCATCATAGCCGGCCATTATTTGCACTTTCATCCCTTCCTTAAATTGCGCGGAGGTGTCCACAAGGTTGTAATTGTAATCCTTGCCCAGGTGACAAACTGCCGGTATGGTGATCACCGCTGTATCACTGTATTCATCAATACTCCTATTCCATTTCAATGAACTTGGTCTGAAGGGTTTATAAGGCCCTACATCTGCCAGCGCCTGCATCATAAAAGCCATTTCATTTCAATTCAAGCGTGAATACACTATCACTTTCCATTTCCAACACAAAGGGCCTGATGTTCTTTCTGCCTCCCTGCACTTCCGGCAGTTCCAGCCGGGTAATTACCACTCTTCTTTGCTCAAAAAAACCAACCTCCTTATTCGTCAAAAAAATATTTGTCAAAGCATTGTCGATCGTTACCGGCGACTTTGCTTCGTATAATCTTTTCAAATTATCCAGTTCCTCCTCCGGGAATCCCCCTGCACCCAGTTTATCGCCGATCAAAAATCCTTTCAGCGTTATGGAATAATCATCAATGTTATATTGCTCTTTCACCGTACCCACCCTTTCGGGCAATGGTGTCCTGATGATTGTTTTCTTTCCGCTGATTTTGACAACACTGTATGGCAGATAAGTCATTGGAAGCGTAGCCAGATATAGGGTTGTTGGCAACCATATCTGCACACCTTTATACATTTGGGCAATACGGCTGCCCTTTGGTGTTGAAAGTTCTCCATAGTAATTTACTGCCTGCGGCCTGTCAACCCGGTATAGTGGCCCTTCACTATTACTCAGATCACCGTCCTTTGTAACCACGTACGGCCGGCTGCCGAATGAGCGTTCAAAGAGATCGCCTAAATTTATTATTTCGCCTGGTGATGCCATTAATTCTGCACGGCTGCGCCGCTATTTAATATTCTTAAAAAATGTTCTTCCACCCTGCGTTCCATATCATCCAATCCTTGTGTTACGGATGCAGCGTGTATTTCTAAACTTTCTACCATTTTACCTATCGTGATATTGATGACCCGCGGTCCTCCACCGGTAATGCCTGTGGCCGTTTTATTTCCATCCTTATTTGTCCCGTCAATCGGAGGCGTTGCACCTGCGCCGGCGGCAGCTATATCTGCGGCAGTGAAATCAGTAATCGCCCTATGCGCATCCTGATAATTTCTGTTGATGTTTTGAAGATTAATCATCTTGTTCCGCATCGCTTCCGGGATAAATCCCACCGGAACACCCGCAACGGCGCGATTATATTTTTGTAATTCAAATCCACTTTGACGTAAACCGGTATTTACATTTTCTAAATGCAGTTCTTTCACACGGTTCACAATTTCTTCCACCTTTTTCGTTTCCGATGCATTAACGCCTTTTTGCGCCATCATTTTTGCAACTTCCGCGGCCATTGATTTTTTCTCCTGATCGTAAACTTTGGCCGAGTTTTCCGATTTCATCTTCTCATATGCGGCCCTGGCTTCTTCTGCCTGGTTCCAGGCAAATGCAATTGCACCAACGGCCAACGCCACTAAGCCCAATGGACCAAGTGCCGCTGTTGATGCCGTTGCTGTGAGATTCAATGCAGCGAACGAAACTATTTTATAAGTACCCCATGCCGCAATTGCTCCATATATCAATCCTTTATGTTCCAAAAGGAAATTCGCAACCTTCATAAACATTTCGGCCAATGGTATCAACGCCTCTCCGGTTTTTATTTTAAAATTCTCCCAGGCTCCTTCCAATATCTTCATGCGTCCGAAGGTGGTCTTTGACATTTTATTCATCATGTCAAAATATTTACCGCCGGCGCTCGTTGCTATCTCCGTTGCCTTAACCACCATATCGTAGGTGATTAATCCTTTTTCCATATCATTCTTCAGATCGCCAACGGTCTTTTTGGTTGTAAACCCAAATTCTTTCCAATGCTCACTCATCGTACTAAGCGGGTTGTAGCCTGCATTGATGTATTGCAATAAGTCCTGACCCATCAATCGGCCGGCTGCCGCCGTATTGGATAAGGCAAGGGTCAACCCGTTGAATTTGTCGGTATCACCCATTGATATATCTCCCAATCGTTTGATGCTCCCTTCTACATCTTTTGTGGCTACGCCAAAGCCCATCATGGTTTGCGCAGCTTTGAATACCTCGGGTCCGAGGATCGTATCCTGTTGTAATTTATTTAGAATGCCAGCCAGTGCGTCGCCTGTCTGTGTGCTACCAGTGAGTACGCCAAAACTTGTTTTCGTCGCGCCAAAGTTTGCGGCTGCGTTTACGCTACCCATGCTGAGCGCACCAATTCCCATCGCAATAGCCGCCGTGCCCAGGTAACTGCCAAGTATTCCGCCGCTCATGCCACGCCTACGGCCCTTATTTTCAAGTCGTTCTATTTGTAGTTCCAACCGTTGCGCCTCCCGCCCGGCTTCTCGGAATTCAGATTTCATAACGGTGCCAAACCGCACCTTGTTAACCTGTTCCAGTTTGTAGCGCAATTCGTCAATTGAATTGGCCATAAATTTAGACCTTACCGCCGCCTCTGAAATATCGCTTTTTACTTTTGCAAATGTTTGTTGGGATGTCTGCGCAATTTTAGTCAGCCCGCCACTCATCAGGTCTTTCATCTTCACATAAAACTCAACTACTTGGCTGGTCATCGCATCAGTTTTTTAATCAGCTCAGCTTTCTCCATCTCCCGGATCCGCTGAAGGTGCGCAACGCGCATTATAAATTCAGAATCGCTGATTTTAGAAGCATCAAGACCTGGCAGGTATTTCATCAGCATCGTCTCAAAAAAACCAATACTGCTGATATCGGTCTTTTCGTATGCTTCTTTTATCTTTTTAGCAGGCTCGCCTTTTTGCCTTCCAATATTTTATTAAAGCTGTTGGCAGCCGGAATAAAGTATTCATCATCATCCAAAATTTCTTTATCGCCTGTGATGAAGCATTCACGCATTGCGGCTTCTAAAAACGCATATAATCCTTCGTCAGAAATTTTTGTGCTGGCATACGACAGGATGTTTCTGTCAATTGGTTTCATCAAAGCCATTTTTTCTATATTGCCGTCTTCATCCATTACCGGTAAGAAGAAAATGCCTTTGTTGGCGTTGCTCATCTTCACCACATCTTCCTGACCGTAACGCTCATTTGCCAGGGCAATGCATTTTTCACGCAGCTCCTGTTCTTTTTGTTGTTTTTCCCGGCCGCGTATCGCTTTGATGGATGTGCCTTTTGTGTCATCGTTTCGTATCATCGTTGTTGTTTTAATAATATCAAACACCGCCCTTTCGTGCGGTAATATCTATCGCGATAAAAGGAATGGTCACCTCTGTAAATTTTGCATTCTGATCCTGTGCTACTTCCCATTCCAGCAATCCAACGCCGGCGGCCTCAATAATTCTGATTGGATCCGTCGGCAATTTTTTAAAAGCACAGGTAATCAGTATGAGTTGATGTGGGACGTGCAATATGCTTTTATAGCCCGCAAGTTGCGAGGCGTCTTCCAGCATGTCCAGTTCATACTTCAGTATTTTAATGGAGCCTTCCGGCTTTTCATTGCCGCTCTGTATGTCAATTGGCGTCGGCCCGGCGGCGTACAGCAATTCTTTATCAATGCCATATTTGAATGACCATCCGCGGGTACCGATGACAGTTCTTTTTAAAACTTTCATTGATGTTTGCGACCAGGCGCATTCTTTTGAAGTAAATCCCATGTTGGTTGTCTTTTAATTAGTTTATACGGCAGCCGGTGCACTCAGGCCCAACTGCACTTCAATAAATGATTTATATCCCAGCGGTCTTATCTGCACCTGCACGGTCAACTTTCCGGTACTTATAATATCCTGGACGGGATCAATAATCACTTTCAATCCACTGATCTGATCTGCCATGGTCGCGTTGATCTGCTGAGTGAGCGTACCCTTCAGGTGCTCAATATCTATTTCACTCATTCGTCCGGATGCATCTACCGAAACCTCACCTTCCAATTCTTCCACATATACCGCGCTGGCAATAATTGCAGCCTTGTCAATGACACGGCCATACACCAGCAACCTGTAATCATCAATACTTGCCATGTGATCAATGCCGAAATAATATCCCGCTTTGTTCGGATGCTGCAAGAATGAAATACATCCTGCATCATGAAGCGCCGCCAAACCGGGTATATCTTTAAGTTGCTTGCTGCCGATATATACATTCTGTATCGCCAGAGGCCCGTTGGCTACTTTGCCTACTTTTATGTGCGCCGGATATTTGACAGCCCGCCCAAGCGCTGTGCCCACGGACGCGGAGCCATCATTAATACTGCCTCCCAATACCACGCCGACTCCCCCGGCAGAGGCATCTTTTGGATCTGTAAGAATTGGTTTTGTCTCATCGGCCAGTCGGCCTTCTATTAGGATTCGCAAAGGCACCAATTCCGCAAGCCTTGCCTGGCAAAATGTATTGGCGGCGATCAAAGCGGCGTCCACATCCGTATCAAAATAATTGACGCCGCCCACATAGCCGGCCGACGGTTTGCGACAAATGCCCAGCAAACGCACTTCGCCATTGGCAGCCTTTACCAACTTCTTTGCACCGGTTTCATCGGTATTATCCAGGGCGTCCGCCATGGCCATGGTTTCCGCAGTGCCCATCACGTATAATTTCTGATTACCACCCACTTCGTCATAGAATTCTTTGATCTGACGGTAAGCAAAAGATTCTGCTATTTCGGTATAACCCGCTGCTATAGCATCCTGTAGATTATAAATCACATCAACCTTACCTATAAGACCCGGTGTGTTAGCTGTAACGCACAATCCGCCAATGCCATCAATTACAGATACATCAGCCAGTAAATTGCCGTTTGTATAAATTACAGATACGTGTGGTAACATTTTTTTTAATTTTTTATCAAAGCGCATCCGTCCGTTTCCTTCCGGATACGCTTTTGTTGCTTATCTCGGGTTTAATTATTTTTTTCTTCCCTTTTTTGGTGCATTTTCATCCAATGATTCTGGCGCCAACGCTAAAGCAGATTCAATATCCTTTTGCTGTTGCTTTGCCATTGCGTCAGGATCTGTAGTGGCTTCTTTTTCCCTGGTGTGTGTCAGCATTTCATATCCGGATACACCGCCCAGATATGCTTCCGCATCTTTTTTTTCAATAAACAATACACCAAGCGCTTCATGAACTTCATCAATAGCCGGATGGCTTTCAAAGAATTTTGTTACTTTTTCGTTTTGCATATTTCTTAAATTTTTGGTGAAAAATATAAATCTGATTCACGTTGCCTGCGATTCGTCAATCCTTTGCTTACCACCTTCTTTCCATTGACAGTAATTTTATTCCACATGGCAAAGCACTCTCGGATATACGGATCGCATGGGTTTTTCTTTACGATTTTTACAAGTGTGCTATTTACAAATCCTCCAACTCCCACATTGTATGTAAACGACACCAACGCATCATATTGATTTTGGTTGAGTGCAACATTGTGTAATGCTGCACTCACCGCAATAGATTTATTTTTTATTTCCCACACGAGCAAATCATCTGCCTGCTCACGGGTGATCTTTTCGCCTCTTGTTACTCTGATACCAGACTTGTACATTGTACTTCCCCAACCTATTGTCCAAACACCGGCAGTGTCCTGGTAACTGGTAAGCATCAGGCTTTCTTCCTTTTTGATGAACTCAATACAATTACGGGATGGTTCCATGTCAAGTCAATTTATTATTAAAGGCCAAGGTCTTCTACAGCCACCCAAACCCCGGATGCACGGCGAACACGGCCACCCAATCTCATTAATGCTGAGAACACATCACCGTAATAGAGCGCCTCTCCAGGATTGTCAAATACTTCCACATCACCTTTTGCACGTTCCACGGCGCTGTCAACCCAGAAGAGGGAAGCTGCACGGTCCGTGGTGGCGGGCGCAAAAGCTGCATCTTGTTCGTCAACAACAGCCATAGTGGCCAGGTCAGCGCCGCGATATCGCAAAACACTGCTACGCATCAGGATGTCAACGCCCATGTAGCGACCGATTACGCCTTCTTTCAAATTGGCCACGTTGTTGAAGTTCGTTTTCTCCGCGTCGGAGAGGCTTTCAAAAAACTGATGATAGTGGAATGCTGTTAACAATGCGTTGGCCCTTCCGTTCAGGTCGGTTGCCGCAATCTTCTTGGCGAAGGTTTTGATGGCGTCTTTGGTGAACATCTTGCGGGTTCCTGTTGCCGTGCTGTCAATCAGATCAACGCCGCTGTCAGCGCCAGTGGTAAGAATGATATTCTTCGGCATGCCGGCGTTAATACTATAACCCGGAGCCCAACGAAACAAAAGACCATTCATGGCCGTTTGTATAAGATTTTTTTCATCTTCACCCACTACGCTTTGCCGTTTGTCGTACGAAAGCTCGTACTTGTCAATCTGAGCAACCCTGCGAGGGAGTGCATAATAGGTGTCAATTGCATAAGTTATTTCATTATCACTTCTTTCCGTTGCGGCCTGCGGAAAATAACTCAGATTCTTTTTCACCTCAACAGGTGTACCAGCCGTTGGAATGTGAACCACCTTGCCTTGGAGCACGAACTGATCGGCATTGAATGCGCGTAATGCAAATTCGTTATTTTTGAAAAGGTTATCAACGATGTCCTTTTGCCAGATTTCTTTTTGAAGAGCCATTTTATATTGCTTTTAAAAGTTTTTTAAATTGATCATTTGCCGGAATACTCCTTCCCGAATTCGGCCTTGTATTTTTCGTTAAAAAGAACCGGATTTTTCGCTTTCAAATCTTCCAGTTTGCCTTGTTTGTCAAGCTCACTCCAACTCATCTTTGCCATATCCGATTTTTCACCATCGATAAGCTGGCCGGTAATGGGCTGATAAGCCGGAATAGCTTTCAATACTTTTTCAAGCCCATCCGGATTTGTTGAGTAATCCGCCTTCAACTGAGCGGCCAACTCAGCGGTGATCTTCTTTTCATCAAGAGCCGTTTTTGTAAGGCTTTCAATTTTATCTCCGGTGGTTTTGTCCTGCAATGCTTTCAGGTCCTCAACAGCTTTTTGCCTGGCTGTTTCCAGGCCTGGCACTTTAGCGGCTTCCGCAATCAGGTTTGCAAATGCGGTTTCCACTGACGCCTGATCGGCATCTGCTTTCAAATTCATTTTGCCGAGTTGCTCGGCGGTAAAAAATATTTGTTTCATATTGATTGATTTTGGCGTCAGATCAGCCAGATTTTCTAATGTGATCGGGTTTTCATTTTCATCAAACAAGTCAGTCAGTGCATTGTAGTTGCCTGGTATATCCACCAGGCTGCATTCGCGATTGAACCATTTGCTCACGCTTGGTCCTGTTTGACCTTCTAAATAATCTTCCGGATTGCTGCTGATTTCTAAAACAACAAAATGCCCGAAACTTGCAGCGTTTAAAAAACCGGATTCAATTTCATCCACGGTACGTTGGCCCCGTTCGTGCGAAAGGTTGATAACAGGTTTGGCAAACACTTTATCACCTTCCTTTCTAAAATCTTCCCATTTTACAACTACACCGGCATCCCGGTTCTTATGCATGTAGTAACCTATTGGATTTTTTTCGTATTCACTCATGAGATAGCCGTCAGTGAGCAGCCGGTAACCGTAGCTATTGACCGTGCTATCTGTTAGCAGGTATTCCTTGTCTATCTTTTTGAGTTTGTCCAAGTGCTGCGTGAATTTGATGTAAAAGTGCAGCAGCCCGAAACCCTCACCAAATCAGCATTTTATCACTATTATCATAATGATATCGCTTACTTTCCTTTTTGTGGTATCATGTTTTTTCAAAATGCAAACAGCTTCGCTGTAGCCCATCTTTGTGTATGATATGGCAGACAAAAGAAATACCTCAGATAAACAATATCTGGCCAAAATACTCTACACCCGCGAGCAACTTGCCGGAAAAGTAGTCGCAAAACGCGTTGGAGTTTCTGAAAAGACAATGAGCCGGTGGGTTGATACGTTCGGCTGGAAAAATCTCCGGAATCGTTTGCTGATCGGCAAAGACCAGATACTGAGCAATCTTTATGAACAGATGGAAGAACTCAATACATCCATCAGAAAGAAAAATGAAGGTCAGCGTTATGGCAATACGAAAGAAGCGGATATACAAATAAAATTGACGGCTTCAATCCGCAACCTCGAAACCGATCTTGCTATCGCCGATCTGGTAGAATCGGGAATACGCTTCATAAAATATCTTCAGAAGGTTGGCACAATTGATCAGGTGTTAGAGGTATCTGACTTGTGGAATTCGTTTTTACAGACAAGCATTAAACGCTAAGAAATGGGAAATGTAAAAATGATCATAGCGAATAAGTCAAACAAACATGCAATGGAGGATTGGGAAGAATTCCTCCTTAGCATCAGGAATAGCACGCCGGTTGACTTGAACGAAAATGAGGGAGAAAAAAAGAAACGGATAAAAAACCTTGAAGCGGATCCGGAAGAATGGTTCAAATATTACTTTCCTAAATTTTGTTTTGCAGAATCTGCAACATTTCAGAAAAAAAGTACGCAACGCATTCTGAAAGCAGATAAAAGATTTTATCAGCGTCGCGCCTGGGCACGCGGTCTTTCAAAGAGTACACGCCGAATGATGGAAATCATGTACATCATGCTCGTGAAAAAACTGCGGGTTAATGCATTGCTTTTATCGAAGAGCAACGATAATGCCGTAAGGCTTTTAGACACGTACCAGGGCATCCTTGAGGCTAATCAACGTATTATAAATGATTACGGCGTTCAGGAAAAAGCGGGAAAATGGGAAGCCGGTGAATTTACCACACGTAAAAATTGCACCTTTCGTGCCGTGGGTGCCGGACAAAATCCACGCGGATCCAAGAATGAAGAACTGCGCATCAATGTAGTGATAGCTGATGACCTGGATGATGATGAGGTATGCCGCAATCCAGAACGATTGCAGCAGGTTTGGGAATGGTTTGAGCAGGCGGTTATACCGACGGTTGACATTAGTAACATCTATTACATTTTTGTTGATAATAATATTATTGCTGAAGACAGCATTGCAGTGCGTGCAGCTCAATATGCGGATGATGTTGAACTTGTCAATATTCGCGATGACAATGGCAACTCCACATGGCCTGAAAAAAATCCCGAACCCGACATTGACTACATGCTCAGCAAAATCAGTTATGAAAGTGGTCAAAAGGAATATTTCAACAATCCGATGAGCCAGGGCAAAACGTTCAAAGAATTGATTTACGGAAAATGTCCTCCACTCAAAGAATTACCATTTATCATCATTTATGGCGATCCCTCTCCATCCAATAAGGATAAACCAACCGTAAAGACAAAGGCGCAAAACAGTTGCAAGGCTGTCATCACAGTCGGTTATAAAGATCAGCGTTTTTACGTTTATAAAGCTTTTGTTGAACATACAACTAATGCCAATTTCATTGACTGGCTTTATACCAGTTACGATCTGGTAAAAGCAAAAGCATTGCCGTTTACTTATGTAGAAAATAACACGCTTCAAGACCCATTTTACCAGCAGGTTTTATTACCGCTCATTTTCCAGAAAGGAAAAGAAAGAAATGCAGTATTACCTGTATCGCCGGATGACCGCGATAAGCCTGACAAATGGGTAAGAATAGAAGGAACCCTGGAACCGCTCAACCGATTGGGATTGCTTATTCTGAATGAGGACGAAAAAGAAAACCCGCACATGAAGCGATTGGAAGCGCAATTTAAAAGCGCACATGCAAACAGCCGGGTAATGGATGGACCGGATGCCGTGGAGGGCGCTGTGCATATTATCAAAAATAAGATAGATACTGAAGCTGCCGGCGGCATTCAATGCTTTCGACGCAAACCTAACAGCAAAAGATATTGAGATGTATTATGACGGTGAAATAATAGTAATGGACGAAGGCACAAGCATTCAATGTGAAGTGGTCTTTCTGCAATATGCAAGCTCATATACCAGCATTGTGGAGGATGAAGATGGCGATCAATGGGAAGTAGAAACAAACCGTCTTTCATCAATAATTCATAACTCACCGGAAAACGAGCCGGATCAAAATTATTAAAATGGCATATTTACAGGTATCAGATTTTAATACGCATTTATATGCGGAGATTCTTTCAGAAATTATAAGATCTGATAATACAATTGTGGATAAAGCGATTGCTGCGGCAGTTGATGAGGCAAAATCGTATTTAAGCAAGTATGATGTTGATACACTGTTCAGCGACACTGCAACCGATGAAGGCCTGAAAAACAAAGTGAAAGATCTGGCCTGTTGGTATCTTATCAGACTGGCTAATCCTAATATTGATATCACATTATTCCGAACGGCATTTGAAGATGCAATAAATTATTTTGATAAAATCATGAAGGGACTTATAGACCCTGACGGATGGCCCTACAAACCCGATGACCCCAATACTCCTTTTCCGGAAGGGAGCTCGGTAACTTATTCAAGTAATATAAAAAGACAAAATCATTTTTAAATGCCCACAAAGATTGTAAAAGAAACGGAACCCAAAGGCATTATAGTCAACCAGATCATATTGCGCAATGCCGACCGGTCGCCAAAAGATATTCAGAAAGTCCGTACTGCTCAGATATATGCCGAATCGGTTGCTTACGCAAACCGAGTGCCCCTTTATGATCTTTATGATGATGTGATGCTGGATGGCCATTTAACCGGAATATGGAAGAAACGTGTGGATGCTGTGCTGAATAAATCCCTGCATTATGAAGATACAGCGGGAATACGGATTGAGGATATGGACACGCTCATTGAATCCAATACCTTTCGTGATATGCAACGAAAAATCATGGAATCGGAGGCGTGGGGACTTTCCGGGATGGAATTTATCCCGGGTAAAAAATTTGAATGGATAGAAATTCCCAGAAAGCACATCAAACCTGATTTGAAGATTATAGCTAAGGAACAAAACGGATCGGAAGGTTTTCCGTACGATACAAATCCATTTCTATGGGTAATCGGCGGTAAGAATGATTATGGTTTTCTTCTGAAATGCAGTTATTATGCTGTGTACAAACGCGGCAATCTGGCCGACTGGGCACAGTATTGCGAAATATTCGGTCAACCGGTGCGCGTGATAAAATACGATGCCTATGATACCAAAACAAAAATTGAACTTCAACAGGTATTGGATGAAAGTGGTAGCAGTCTGGCTTTGATGATTCCGAAACAGGCCGACTTTGACATGAAGGATGGAAAGGTGTCAAATGCAGATGGCCAGCTTCAGGATCGTTTTAAAACCGCAATGAATGAAGAAATGAGCATTATTGTGCTCACGGTTACCGAAACAGCGAATGCAAGTAAAAGCTCCGGTTATGCTCAAAGCAAAGAACATGGCAAACAACAATTAGAAGTTACCAAGAGCGATCTGAAATACATGGCCAATATGCTCAATTCAGATGTTTTCAAAAACATCCTGAAAAGCTATGGCTACCCCGAAGGACGTTTTGTTTATGAAAAGGAAATAGACCTCGACGAACTTAAAACCAGGTTGGAAATTGATATGCAGGTGAAAAGCAACGTGCCCGTGGATGATGATTATTGGTACGACACCTATGCTATTCCAAAGCCTAAGAATTATGATGAGCTCAAAAAGAAAATGGAGGAAGATAAACAGATGTTCAATCAATCATTATCCCAATCACAGGCATATCCGAAATCGGGCCCCAAAAAAGAAGTTTCAAAAAATCTGAACGATCTGGGATTCTGGGATAAACTCCGCACTCAACTGGCTGATTTTTTCGACCCGGCCCAGCCTTAGACGCTGGGCTGTCCGACCTGGGTGATATATATAAACATACCTGTCCGGATTGCGGAGGAATAACCATTCCCCCCCTGGCCGATGAAGGACCCTGGGATGATATATTGGATCAGATTGCATCCAACCTGTATTCAAAGAAAATGAACGATGGTTCTATTCCCCCGGAAATGTATCGCAAAACTGCGGATACGCTTATGGAAGCAATGAGTAAAGGACTTGGCGGCACATCTTTCGCTTATGAGGATCCGCGTAATTTACTCGGCGCGTATTTGCAGGACAGTATTCATACATTCAGCGCGGCCAAGAGTATTTATGAAATGCGATATTTTACAAACATGATGGTGCGGGAGGACGGATCCATTCGCAGTTTTGAGCAGTTCAGAAATAAAGTTATGGATAAAGGTTATGAATTCAATGTGCATCATCTGCGAACGGAATATAATACTGCTTTAGCTTCTGCACAAAGCGCCAAACAATGGGAAGATTTTCAATCAAACGACGTTGAATATCTGCAATATTCCACCGTTCACGATGACCGGGTAAGAGAATCGCATGCGCTCCTGGATGGACTGACCATGAAAGCAGATTCACCTGCATGGAAATCATACTGGCCGCCATTAGATTGGAATTGCAGATGCCACATTATTCCCGGTATTGCCGCCAATGCATCGGCGGAAAAACAAGGCGGAAAAATGCTGAAAGATGCCGCCACAAACCCTTTGTTCGCAAATAATCAGGCTGTAGAAAAACAAATCCTTTCAAACGATCATCCGGTATATTCATCACTGGGCAAAAATCCAGATGGGACGCCGAAAACGAAATCCCTGACGGCTGTTAAAAACTACGGTTTACCGCCGGTAAAAAAGATTTTAATGGATGCACCGGATATGCCGAATGGCGACTTTTTAAAAGTTTGGAAAACATTCAGCGCCGACGACGGCAATATTATATTAGAAGATAAAATAAATTCAAAAATACTTTTCGATATCAATCCGACGACACAAAAGAAGTATGACAGAAAATATTTTAAATCGCACATTTTTCAGAACGACGATAACCGGAAGGAATATGCACACACCTTCCCGGAGCTTGTACAAAATCCTGACGAAATATGGTCATTTCGGGAAAATGGGAAATTGATAAGAATCTATTTGAAATTTTATGCAAATAATCCTATCGCGTTGATTGTGACCGATAAGCGATCTGGTTTGGTTGCGGAAACATTGTACCGGTTAAAGCCGGGACGTTATGAAGATTTAAGAAAAGGAGCTTTGCTATATAAAAATAGGTAACTACGCATGGATTACCGGCCACTGGCGACAAACCAGTCCGATAACCGGATATAGTTACCTTACGGCTACAAAGATAAATATTTTTTTATGACTCCCGAACAATTTGCCAACAATCTCAAAAAGAAACAGACTGAATTAAAACAGTATGTAAATATGGAATTCCCCCGTCGTGCGGGTGAAATATCGTTGCGTTTTATTGACGGTAATTTCAGGTCACAAGGATGGCAGGGGGCATCATTTCAACCATGGCAAAAGAATAAACGAAATGGGACTATTTTGGTAAAAACCGGACTTCTCAGAAGCGCTACTACCTTTGCCACCTCACCTGGCATGGTGCGGGTATCAAATGCGACACCATATGCCGCCGCCCACAACATGGGTTTTCACGGGACCGTAAGCGTGAGGCAACATACACGAAGATTGATGACAACAAAAAGTGTTGAAACCGGCAGATTGACAAAATCCGGTAAAATGCGCCTGAAAACGGTTCATACACTCAAAAACATCAGTTTTGTCAAAGCTCACACAAGAAATATGAACCTTCCCAAACGCCAGTTCATGCCCGGTAGCATGAACGATAGTCCGATACTTTATAACGCTTATAGGCGTGAGGTGGAACGAAAGTTAAAATCAATATTTTAAATTATTTTTAAACATCGCTCAAATGGCATTACAATCACTTTTTGCACAGTTGTTGATTAAAATCCAGGAACATATCAAAACTCAGGTTCCAGAGATAAAATGGATAGATCAGGATTTGGGACAGTTAGAATGGTATCAGGAGCGGCCCGCCGTGACATGGCCGTGTGTTCTCATTGATTTCAGTCAGACAAATTATGACGCCATGCCGGATGGAAACCAGTGGGGCAATGCTGCATTCACTTTGCGACTTGGTTTCCCTTCGTTTAGCCCATCCCAATCCGGCGCTCCTGCAAGTGTGAAGGAACAGTCATTGAAATATTATGAATTGGAACACCTGCTATACGTGGCGATGCAGGGATATGATGCCGACGGACTGATACAACCTGTAACCCGCATTACGGCGTCAACAGAGAGAAGGGACGGCGATAACTTCCGGGTGCGTACTCTCGTTTTCAATACTGTTTTTGAAGATAGCAGCGCAATGGATCCGGTGCAAAACGTAGGAAGACCTCCTGTTATAATCGATGTTTCTTTTTCATAAATAAAGAAGGTATCATCTTTGATACCTTCTACTTCATTTCCGCTGGCGTAAGTGAAGTACTTATTAGCCGCCTGGTTCGATTAAAATTTCTTAAAGCAAATCACAACTTTTGTGAATTTTTAATTTCAATTCCTAAAAAGTGCGACTAATAATCAAATATAACACATTTATTAATTCCAAACCAAATGCGGCCATTTCTTTCTAAAAAATTCGCGAGTGGGTTTCGATCTGTTGAGTTCTTTCAACTGTGAATAATTGTGTGAAAGTAAATCCGGAATTGTATGCTGGCTAAGAAAAAATTCTTCAGAAAGTATGTTCAATATAATATCATATCTCTTTTCCGAAAAACGTGCGTGGAAATAATATCTGTCGGTAATACATTCATTACGCCGCTGATGATGAGTGTGACTTCTACCTCTTCGAACATCGATGTGACGTTCTGGCTCTATAACAAAAATATCTTTAAACAGGGTTAGTGCACCGCGATTCATAAGACTTGAAGATAAAACTATAAAAGAAATCTCAACTAACAGCGACGTTGTTAGTGAAATGTGCACATTCTATTTATAATAATCGCTTATTGACTTTTCAGCCGCCTTCTGGGCCTGATTTTGAATTTCTTTCCATTTCTGATAATTAACTTCATCGTGGGCCTGCAAAAATGCCGCAGCAACAATTCCTGCCTGCACTACAATTTGTGTTTTATCTCCTTGTCTAACAGCCATGTTATATTGCTCAATATAATCTTCAGCAACCGGTATGTATAATTCACGTCTTTGGTCTTCAGCTGTAGGATGGTATGCGGTGATGTATTTATATCCGATAAATGCCACCAATACGATGATCGACATAATTATCACGTCTTTGAAATCAATGATGCTGTCTTTTTCAACTTGTTCCTTATGACAGTAACGACAGATCTTTGCATCTGCTTTTATTTCTTCGGCACAAAAAGGACATTTTTTGTATTCACTTTCCATGATATGTTTTTATGTTATAAATATACAAACTTTCTATATTTCGCCTGACAAAGTCATTCGTATTCATTCTCCCAATACCTGTTTCTGAGGTAAGTTTCCGGATCTGCCTTACTCCGCCATTTATTCTCAAACAAATACTTATTATACGGCCGAATGCCCACATACGCGGCCGCCCGGTCGCTCACGTTCATCTTATCCCAAAGTTTTACCGCCCTGGCTTTATTGATTTTTTTCTGATAGCTTTTCCAGAACATATCAAATGTGATTTCCACGTCACTCTCCACAATCTTTGTACTTCCGCCAAAGTTATCCGCAACGTTTTCCTGATGCCAGGAAATTGATCTGATAAACATTTTAGCGGTTTCCATTTGCATTTCGGCATTTGTGAAATTGACATGTGCAAGAATGCCTTCATTGTAGATCAGTTCTACATATCCTTTAAAGCGATCTGATGTGATGTGATACTTTTTCATTTATTGTGCAATTTGATTAGCTAAAATAATGATGATTGACGGAATAATTGTATATAGAATATCAATTAATTCAACATTTCCCCGTCTGATTATTTTGTCATAAACTAACTCTTTAGATATTGCAATAAGCAACACAAATGCAATTGCCAGGGCTGGTTTTGCAATTAGTGATAAAAGAATAAACAGAAAGAAACCTGCTGTAAAGTGCATCAGCCTGTCCTGTCTGAGCAGTCCTTTCGTGTGCGAGAGGAACCAATTTTGTAAGTTTGAAATTTTCATTTTTAAATTGATTGATTGATTCGTTTGTATTCGTTTGTAAGCATTTGACAATAGCGTCAATACAAACGTTAGCGGTCATGCCTACCGACCTCCAACTAATCGAAAATTTCGAGCAGTTAAAATGGAAGGTCATCATCGCTTTGTTTTTTAAGTAATCGTTTTATTCTGTTCGGTTGCCAGTATCTTATTTGCATCCATAACCAAAACCGCATCCAATACCATATTTTGACAAAGAATAAAACGATTTTGGTTTGCAACGGAAATACATACTCACTTTCTTTATTGCAGAATATTGAAGCTGCGCTATATCCAGTTAGTGTTTTGTATTGCAAACCAACGTTCCATGAGAAAAAAACAGGCTTAACCAGGACTTTCTCGTTATTCCATTTGTATTTTGCTTTTAGTTTCATATTCAATTTCCATTTTAATAATCCGGCACGAACCGCTAACACTGGTTTGGCGCAATTTTCCCAACGCACAAGCCGAAACACAACTGCGCCAAGCCCGAACCGTTAGCGGCGATTAACGCTCTCTAATTTAGCAACGTTAACAAGACACTTTTCAGTTAATTCAATTCCCGTAAAATCAAGGCTTAGATAAAATGATTTTAAATCTTTCATAGTACAAGTCATAGGCATTAATTGAGGCAAATCGCTGCCGTAAAAATGCAGTCCTTCTACATCAACAATGTGAACATATTTACCAAGAGTATTCTTTCTTTCGTCGGTAAACTCTAATGTTTTAAAATGTGTTACTAAATCGTTTTTCATATCCGTATTTTTTATTTAAATAATCAATTAATTCATCAGAGTACTTATGAATTTCATTTTTAGAATATGAGCATTCACCTGTTATTACGCCTGTACAAACATCAATCATGTAAGAATTGAACACCACACCTTCGCCAAGAAAATAACCAATTTCGTAACCAAAATGACTATCCCAGACAACACGTTCACCCACGACAAAACCGCCGATAACATTTGGTTTTGTGCAAGTGTGGCTGACGTGCTGGATTTCATCTTTAGAATCACTATCAGCATCGGTTCCGGCTAAAAGTTCGCTATTCATCTTTTGTTGTATTTTCATCTTTTATTTCTTTTTATCGGCTAACGTGCGGGCTGACGGGATAAAAATGCCACACCTGCACAAAGCCCTTGGACGTTATCGGCTACCTAAGACAAAAGCCGTCCACTGTTCAGCCATCGCATTTGCTACCGACTGAAATGTCTTAGACTTTTCTAACCCTGATTTTAATTTTCCGTTTACGATTGTATCGGTAAAATATCTGTTTTTCATTCGTCCAGTTTTCTTGCATAACTCAACTCTTTTTGGCTGCGGTTTATCCGTTGCGGTTTTGACATTAAATAAATTATCTTCTAAATGATATTCCAGCTTTGGCAATCCACGCAACCAAAGGCAGGTGCGCTTCATTTCTCTTTCACCAAAATAGTAAGGATGAATTACCATATCAGGTTCACGGAAAATTTTTGACATTATTCCCTGCGGATTTTCAACACAAACAAGTGGCACAGGTGCGTTATACATTTTCATAAAAAAATCAGCAGCTTTTATTCTTTTCTCTGCCCGACCTTCATCATACCAATTACGCATCCCAGCATAAGTTAGATAGGTGCAGGGCGGAAAAGCAATGAGCAAGTCCCATCTATCATTTAAAACATCCAAAGCTGAGCCTTGTATATGATTGCCCCAACCGTTACCATTTTCATCAAGACAAAATTCTGTTGGCATATCGGTATTTAGAATATCAACACTCCAGGCGTCCCACCCTTTTAATGAAAATGCTTTGCGCACAATGCCACTATATTCACAAGCCACCAAAACCCGACCGGCAGGAGATAACAAGCCGTTTGGCGCAAGCGGGGCTGACGGAAGTAAATCGGCATTTGTAATTCTATTCTTCATTTGTACTTTTATTCAACTTTTGTAATTCTATTTCCCCGCCTTCGCCAAGCGGGCAGAACGTTCCTGCTATGTAAATTTTCTTCTTCACTTTTAAATCTTTTTTAAAAATGATTTATATACAAATTCAAATTGCGTAATCAGCTTCGGCAGCTCTTTATATTTATATGCATTGAGCCTCTTATGCAGGTAACTGCTTTTTAACATCCATGCATTAATGCGCGTCAGGTCGGCTACCCAATGACCTTCTATCAGCGTGTGCCAGCCCATTTCATGCGCCATGCTGATGATGCTGCGCCTCATGCGATTTGCGCCTTCTGCCTCATGATTTGGCAAACTTCGCAGCCAGGTTATAAGGTCCCGCGCCTCATCAAACGTCATATCCTTGCTGCTCTCCGAGCGCCCACCAGTCGCGCCAATGATCAGGTTTGATTTTTGATTCATCAAACCTGTCTGGCTGAGTAATGCATGCATTATCTTATTTTGAACCGCATTCATAATTTGAATTTTTTATTCGTGCATTCGTGGTTAATCTTCTTCCTTTTTTATTCGTGCATTCGTGGCTAATCTTCTTCCTTTTTTATTCGTGCATTCGTGGCTAATCTTTTTTTTATAAAACAGGACGTAGAAACGCCCCGTTTTTTTGTCATCATTAAACTAAAACTAACTGCTTATGCTGCTGAAGTTTAAATCAATATTCTCATATTGTCCTTCTTCATTCTTCACCCACACGCGGTAATACTTCTTGCTGTCTGGCCGGCTGATGCTTTGTTCAATCAAATCCAACGCTGCATGAAACGATTTGTCTTTGATCCGTGTGCGATATTTAAGCAGCGATAATACTTTCTTGCTATCCAAGCCGCCTTTTGTGTTGCTGAAAGCGGAATTGATCAGTTGCCTTACTATGTCATCCGTGCCGGTTACATTGCGATCAATGAAGTTATCAAAGAGTTCGCGTGCCGCGCTGATCTTCGCTTCATCAAATCGTATCATCTCATTGATGTTTACTTCAATCTTCACACTGCGATCAAAGTTGTACCAGGTGTGATTACCCTTGCCCCAGCGGGTCGCCTTTTCTAAATGCCTGTTTTCTTTTGCTATTTCGCGCATCACAGCGTCGTTTGCATTGCTGATGATTGCTTTCAGGTTATAAAGTTGCTCATTAACTTTCATGGCAGCTTTGAGCACTTTTTCACTTAATCTTTCCCGGAGATTTTCAGCTTTTGAAATTCTGTTCACCGGAATTTCAATGCCGCTTTCGTCTGTCCAGGTTGATGATTTTTGAAAAGTAGGTTTCATGTGTTTAATTTAAAATTGAATGAATTGAATTGTATTGCTGTGTATATCTGAGGCGCAATTCGGTGGTGAGATAATCATCTTTGAACCTGCATTCAAAGAGATCGATCATCACCTTTGCACACTCTATCTGAAACGTGTTATTGCACGATGTCAGAATTCTAAGTATCCAGTCAAAAATGTGTTGTTTGTCGTTCATAATTTATTTTTTTAATAATAATAAAATCGCGCGGTTTGTTGGTTGAAATGATTCAATGTTTTCAGAAGCACGTGCCCAACAAATTCCGTCGTGTCAAAAGGTATTTGCTCCCAGTATTCGCAAAAGGCGATGGCGTATTCAACAGGCACACTCAGCCTCGTTGGCTTGTCCATCAAGATTGATTTCTCTTTTAGTTTTTTGTAGAATTTCAGCATCATCACCTCAATGATCGCATCCATACGGTTGCCGATTTCGCCTTCGTTTTTTAGAGTGCGTTCAAATGCCATTACCAGCGCGCGCAATTCGTCAGGCTTAAGCTTCAGTACAATTTTCATAATATTCATAATATCTTTTTTTGATGTAATACAAATGATTTCGCATAGCTGTTTCGTGCTCGCATCTATGTTGACACGTTCTAATTGCATTTATAATAGTCGTGTGATGTCTGTTAATAATTCGCCCCACTGCGACGCGCGTCATATTCACTATTTCAGTTGCGAGATAGCAAAACATGAATCGAGCATCGATTATATCTGCGTCGCGCTTCTTCCCGACGATTTGTTCATGCGAAACGTCAAATTCGTCACAAACAATTTTCATTAAAATATCAGTTTTTAAACTCAGCAGGCTCGATAGATGTTTCCTCTTGAAAATCTTTATTTCATATTCTTTGAGGCCGATTGCAGACAACTGCTCATTTGCATAATTGATAATCTGTTCAACAACCGATATTTTATCCATTTACCACCTCCTTATTAAAATTGTCAATCATCAGTGCATAGCTTTCGTCCAGTACAGTACCATTCGGGTATATGCTGTGCGCCAGTGCTTCTGCATTATGCATGTACTCGTAGATTCGCTTAGCCGATAGGCGGCTCACCTTCGCTATATCTGTATTCAGAAAGGCCGTGTCCCTGATCAGCCACTGGTTCTTCCACCAGGCCCAGAATATGCGGCTCCTTTCCAGGGCGTCTATTCCTTCTGGATCATTCGGTATATACGATTGCAGGTATTGCCGCCCGGTACGATACTGCATTTCTGCATAGCGCAGTTCGTCCCATCCCAGCAGTTGTATCACCTGTTGCTTGGCCGTCTGCTGCCGTTGTTTGATGTGTTGCGTGTAGCTGTTCATTTCAGATAGTTTATGAGTTTGAAAATCATGTTGCATGACAAAAAGAAGAGTGATGCGCCGATGATGAATATGATTGAGTAAACGATTGCTCTTAGTTTCATCTCTTAAAAGTTGTACCTGATGGCCAGGCTGATGATGAATGTTTTTTCTGTGTAATTACCGCCAAGCAGTAGCACTCCCTGGTTGATCTCCTTGCCTACATATAAGCTGCCGATAATACCGGATGTATTCAGGCACTTCTTATCAGTACTCCTCAGCGTGTACGCATACCCTACCGAAGGCTCCACCATCCACGTTCCATCCGTCCCTCCGCCGCGGCGGATCACCCGACTGCCCAACCTTCCATTGATACTAGCGCCTGCCTCCACATCTCTGCTCACATGCGCCAGGTACCCGCCCTGCACGAATACCGGCCCGGCATTGTACCCTGCCGCCAGTTCAGCCGTAGGATGATTGAGTGTGCTGTACCCTGCGCCTATTTGCATATAAGCCTGTGCGTTGGATTGCACGCGGCCGATGAAAAAGATAAGTAGTAAGGTAATGTAGCGTTTCATGTTTATTTTTTTAAATGATTTAAAACAAATTGCCATAATGCGATGTTCGCTACTAAAACAAAAGCAGCCGCGATGAGAAGGATTGTGGTGCAAACAATCTTGTTAATATTTTGTTTGAAATATTTTTTCATAATTCATAATTTTTAATTCATACTTAAAAGCCGGCCCTGCCGGAATTGTGTTTAAATACCCCAATATTCCTTTGCCCCTTCCTCCCAAATGGTTATCGGCGCCCCGCCACCGTAACGGCTGGTTACAAAGGCTTTAAACCCCTGCACCATGATCTTCACGTCAACATCGTAGCGCACGCTTTTGGCTACCCGTCCGGCTGGCTCCTTATGATCTGCATGGCTTACGAAAATGAGCATCTTATCAGCCAGGCTATGGCTAAATTTGATGTAGTTCTTATAATTCATCCCGTTACCGTCATTATGCCGGAAGTATTGCAGAGAATCCACAATCAAAACATCCGGGCTTTTGCGCTTCTTCATCCGTGCGGTTACTTGTTCTATGGTTTCTCTATTCAGGATGATGATGTTCTTATCTATCCCTTCGGCTACCAGGGCATCGCCCAGCGCCAGACTATCGCCCATCTCCAGGCTGTTGTATGCTACCCGACAAAAGTTGCTTAAGTACTTTGCCAGTTGCAGTACAAACCGGCTCTTACCCTGCCCGCTGCCACCCCATACGAGCATGCGGCTGTTGCTCTCTACACGGCCAAAGGCAGCAAACCATTCATTTTTAAAGTCAAGTACCATTCTCTTTTTATTTATAATATTCGCAGGGGTTAAGGCTCTTGGTAGCATTTAATTTCATGTGGTTGTAGGGTTATTCATGCGGCTTTTAATAATTTTACAATTGTCTTTGCCCGCCTCAGCGTACCGTGCTCTCCGCCGTCGGTCGCCAGTATCTTTTTTACATATACTGTCAATTTCTTTTGCTCCGATGCCGGAAGGTTGGCCACTAATACATCGCCGATCAGCTTCACATAGAAGGCCTCTTTGTTTTCGGCACCCATCGGCACAGCCTTCATGTATTTGTTGTTGAACCGGTCAAATATTTCTCTGTAACCCACCTTCCGGTAATTGATGCCTCTCTCTATTTTTGCGCGTAAGCCGTCAGCGCCCATCATATACCATCCGCATGTACCTTCGGTTGCATTCCACAGTTCTTTTAGTTCCAGAAATGCTGCATAATCCAAGTCGCCGGCCTCGTCCAGCACTATCAATGGCTTCTCCATGTATAGCAGCGCATATTTCAAATCGGCTTTCACATCCTGGTATCTTCCACGGTTATCTACGCCAATGGTTTTGGCAAATAATCTGATAAATTGCTGTTTCGTTTTCGCCTGGCTGCAATCCAGATAAAAGCTGTTTTTCATACGCCTGATGATATGCTTTGCACAATAGGTTTTGCCTATGCCACATTCATCCACCATTATCAGCGCTGCGCCATTCCTCTTACAGTTTTGCAGGTCGTTTTCCACTTTCGCATATACCTCCGTGCGCGCGGTATTCCATTGTTCGCCGTCGGGCATGATGTCAAATAATCTGCCTATATGCAGCCACTTTGCGTCAGAGAGCACCTGTTCGGTATCTCCCTTGTGCAGCCGGCTGTAGATGCTGCTGTTGATGCCAAGCGTTTTTGCATAAGCTACGTCGGTGCCTTGAAAATTGTCGCGATGCGCAGGCATTGCGGCCAAAATCTTTTGTTTAAATGCTGTAGTAATCATAATCGGGTTTGTGTTTTAGTTATTTGTTATAATTCATCAAGCAGAGAGCGCGGCTCACTGCCTTCTATTTTGAAATAATCAATTTCGTCGGGTTCATCTTTTATAATCTCCACGGTGTGGTCTTCCGGAAGTTCATTAGCCGCACTGATAACAGCCACCGGCGCCAGTGCTTCCTTTCCTTCCCTGATGTGTTCCTCTATGCCTTTGTTGTAGCGATAGTTGCGGCCCAGCACTTTACCATCCTGTTCGGTTTGTTCGATGCGGGCCTTGTGTGCGATTTCCTTTGGTAGTGCCTCACATAGGAATGTTTCACTGTCTTTTTCGTATAAATAAATGCGGTTTACATCGCCCTCTGCATTCTCTATCCACCAGGCATCCAGTGCACGGCCATTGTTGCCGGTTTTATTCGCCAGTTCCGGAGTGGGCAGCTTCCATAGTTGGTTATTGCAGCGCAGTTCATAGCGATTAACAGAGGTCTCCGTCTTATTGCCAACATACCGCGCCACATTGCGCCATTCTATCGGCAATAGTTGTGGGTGCTGGTTATCCTGCCATACTTCCAGCCTGCTTTTGCCAGGATATTTCTTTTGGTTCGGGTGAGGGGCGGCATTCCACTGCATCATGCTGTCCACTGCCATTGCGCAGATCTGTTCAAAGTCATAAGTGTGCTTCTCTGCATCTTCCAGGCGCGCCTGGTTAGCCTCATCCCGCGCGTGTGGGCGGGGCAGCCATCCGAGTCCGTTGTTTTGCAGCTTGTCAAAGTCGTAGCGCAGCCGCCGGAACATCCCTTCTATTTTCTTTTCCTGTGGATTTTCTGCTGCCGCAAAGCGCACATAGCGGAATAGGTTGCCTTCTTTGAGCGCAGTTTCTTTCAGGCTGCTCATCAGGTGGTTTTCCACTTCGCACTCTGCAGGCATATTCACGCCGTAGTAATCAAGCTGCTGAAAGAGGTTTTGAAACATCCTGTAAACGAGGTTTAAATTCTTGCCATGTACCGTGTCATTTTCTCTCTGGGCCGGTTTTGAAAACGCCCATCCGATAAAGCATTCACTTGCCACATCAGCAGCGATGTAAGCAATTGGCCGCTTACCATTGTGCATCTTCCAGGGCAGGTCTCTATCATCCAATGATAATATGGCGCCTGAATGTTCCACCGTTAAGGAAGCGTATGCTCTATGTTTGGCGCCAAACTGAATCCGGTTATTGCTCCGGCGGCTATGGGTAACCACCTGGTTCTCCCATTTGGTGAGGTAATTCCTAACTGTGCTTTCACTCACCGGCTCGTAAGCTGTGCGGTCGTATAGTTCGCCGGTGATTTTGTTTACAATGTCCTTTTTGCCGGCAAGGAATTCCAGGTAATCTTTCAACACCTGCACATGGTTTGGTTTGAAGTATTGGCAATAGATGGAGTTAAGCAATTGTTCAATTTCGGCATTCACCACACGGCTATTTTGGTTGTCCCATCCTTTCAGCAGCGTCCGGTACCCATGCTCTACATATCGTTCGTATTTCTCTTTCAGGTGCTTTTCTGTTTTGGGCAATTTGTGTGGCCAGTTGTGTTGTAGCCCGTCCAATACACCTACTGCTTTTTTCCAAAACCCACGCGTAGAGGCTCCGCGACTGCTGTGTTTCAATATGCCTTCATATTTCTTTTTGAATCCGTTTAGGATGGCAGCTTCGTTGCTGTGCCTGGTTACGTGGTTAGCCGTCATGCGCGTCTGAATCTTGCGCACATCCTCAAAGAATTTAATCGCATCGGTATCTTCGGTGATAAAGTCACTGAATGCGTTTGTTTCCGCTATTTTTTGTGGATTTGGGAACATAGAAATTATCCTAGTTCTCCATTCCGGTTTAAGGCTATCAAGGGCTATCAATGCATGGTTGCCTTTTCCCTTTCCTTCGCGCAACCTTGTTATTTTATGACGTCTCACTAATGTTTGATAATCTTCGTAAGCCACCAGCCCCAAATCATCATAAAGAAGATTTGCAGGAACAGCCAGCCTGTTTTGGTATTCTACAATCATTTATTAAGAAGATTTGAAATTTCTCTATACAGCCGGTTAAACTCTTTCCGAATAGTATCTGCGGTCTCGTTTTTAACCGTGTCATTAAGTGCCATACGCACATAACTTTCAGATATTTTTAATGAACTCGCTAATTGTTTTACGACCAAAGCCTTTGCAGAGTCATATTTTTTTCTACTTTTACTATTTCTATTCACATTTGCGTATTTTACAAATGCAATATTATAGACTAAAGTCTAAACAAACAAATATTTTTTTAGACTATTGTAAATTTTGGAAAACATGAAGGCAATTGACCGCGTATTCAAGATACTCGAAGATAGAAACTTAAAACCTTCAAATGTAGAGCAGTCAATAGGCTTAGCAAACGGTTACTTCAAATCTGCAAAGAAGCGAAATAGTGATATTGGCGAAACAATTCTTTTAAAATTGTCTAAATTTTTAGACGTAAGCCTAACGTTTTTAATTACCGGAGAAGAAACAAGCTACCTTCTGAATGAACCAAACGAGCCATACAACGCCAAAGAAATTATCGAACTACAAAGAGAAATAATTAAACTACAAAAAGAAAATTCCAAGCTGAAAGACTATAAAAGTAATAGACATCCTGTTACTCGGCCCGCATCGGGCAAATTAGAACCCAATAAGTAACGAAATGTCTCAGTTTTTTATCCAAATGTAAAAAAAACACACGCCACTTTTGTTCACCAATCCCTTGAAACCATTGATTTTGCTATGTTTTTTTAGGTTGCTGTGTGGAATAAAGGGGGGTGTATCGCCCAAAAATGGGGGTTTATCGGTATCTAAACGGCATTAAAGGGTGACTTATAGCACTAATTTTGACCATGTTTTGACCACCTAAGTGACCACCTTATTGGACATTTCGTTTATTTTCATCATTTTCCCGCCATCGGCATTATGGCATAAAAAAAGGCCTTTTAAGGCCCGTTTAAATTCGTTATAACGCTTATTTGTACTATATTTCAGCTAATATTAACTATCATTACCCAAACGCCGCCCAAATCGTCCCCGTTATAGTCATAGAATTAACCAAAATGGACATTTCGTTTTGTCGTCCGCTTTTATCTCCCATTCAGCTACAACCCGCGTCAATCGTGCATTTTTCGCACTTTTTTTATTTAAATTCTTTTCTCTGAAAGTGGACGTTTCGTTTTACCCCCCTTATCAGGTCACCGTAATGAAGTTTAAAATTTATATGATTGTTATGCGGGTCAACATAAAGATGATCTATTCTGTGGGTATTGATAAGAGAAGACCTCCTCTTTATGCCGTGAACCATGTATCCTTTCG